TCAGCGGCACTGTGTCGGCAACGATTGCCTACGTGATGGGGTAATCGATGAGCAACGTCATGGATGCGAAGGCCCAAGGAGACACCGCCGCGCCCGGCGATACGGAAGTACTGCGCTGGGTGAAGGAGATCGAGCTATACGAGCAGAAGGCCGGCGAGTGGGAGACTCAGGCCAAGAAAATCCTTCGGCGATATAAGGACGAGCGCAATACCTCCAAGGAAACGAAGGAGACGCGCTATAACGTTCTGTGGTCGAACATCCAGACGCTGCTGCCAGCCCTTTATTCGCGCAATCCGAAGCCCGATTTCCAGCGGCGCTTCTTGGACGCCGACCCGGTGGGCCGCGTGACATGTGAAGTGCTCGAACGAGCCACCACTTTCACGCTCGACAAGGAGGATTTCTATCTCGTCGCGCGCCAGTGTGTCACCGATCGCCTGTTGCCGGGCCGCGGCACAGTCTGGATTCGCTATGTGCCGCATTTCGCTGAAGGCGACGCCGCGTCCCTCGGCACGGAAGTCGCCAACGAAGGCCCCCAGGTCGATGACGATGCGGATGCTAACGAGCCGGCGGCCGACGTGCAGCAGACCGCATCGTCAGGTGAGCCAATTCAGGATGTCGAATACGAGGAAGTCGATATCGATTATGTGCACTGGAGCGATTTCGGCCATACGATCGCGCGGACGTGGCAGGAAGTGCGCGCGGTATGGCGCATCGTCTATCTGACGCGCAAAGAATGCGTCAAACGCTTCGGCGACGAAATCGGCCGCGCCATTCCGCTCGACTACAAGCCCGAAGACATCAAGGGGCAGGAGGTCACGGAATACCAGCAGAAGGCGCGCATCTACGAGATCTGGGACAAGCAGACGAAACGAGTCTTCTGGCTCAGCAAATCCTATCCGACGCGACTGCTCGACGAGCGCGAAGACATGCTGGGCCTGCAGAACTTCTTCCCGTGCCCGCGTCCGATGACGCCGAACATGGCGAATGACACCGTGATCCCGGTGCCCGACTACAAGATGTATCAGGATCAGGCGACGCAACTCGATGATCTGACGTCGCGCATCACATTGCTCAGTAATGCCGTGCGCGCGGCGGGCGTCTATGACTCAACCGTTCCAGGATTGGGACAGATCCTGTCTGGCGGCTACGACAACCGGCTCGTGCCGGTCGATTCTTGGGCTGCACTCGCGGAGAAGGGCGGTCTGAAAGGCGCGATCGAGCTTCTGCCGATGCAGGAGATCGCCCAGACGCTACTCACGCTCTATGAGGCGCGAGAGAAGGTCAAGCAGGACCTGTACGAGATCACCGGCATGGCCGACATCATCCGCGGCGCGAGCGATCCAAACGAGACCGCGACGGCTCAGACCATCAAGAGCAATTTCGCTTCGATCCGCCTGGAAGACATGCAGGCTGAGGTGCAGCGCTTCGCGCGCGATGTCGTCGTGATGATTGCCGAGGTACTCGCGAATCAGTTCGATATCAAGACGCTCGCCGAAATATCCGGCTATCCGCTGATGACGGCCCAGGAAAAGGCCATCGCGCAGCAGATTCAGCAACTCGGCGGCGAATTGCCTGACGACATGGAGAAACCTGCACTCGAACCGACATGGGAGCAGGTGGACGAACTGCTGCGCAACGCAAACATGCGTCATTTCCGCCTCGACATCGAGACAGATTCGACGCTGAAGATGGATCAGATGCAGGAGAAGGCCGACCGGACCGAATTCCTCGAAGCAATCGGGAAATTCCTGCAATCTGCCGCCGGCGCCGACCCGGCTCTCATGCCGCTGCTTGGCCAATTGCTCATGTTCGCCGTCCGCGCGTTCCCGGTGGGCAAGCAGATGGAAGCATGTCTGCAGGAAACGGTCGATGCGCTCCAGAAGCGCGCGAAAGCCGCTCAGGACGCGCCTCCGCAACCCAATCCGGAGCAGATCAAGGCCAATACGGCTATCACCATCGCCCAAGGCAAGCAACAGGGCGATATGCAGGCCGAGCAGATGCGCGGGCAGATCGAAATGGCGAAACTCGCGCAGGAGCGCCAGAACGATCAGGAGAAGGCGCAACTTGCCGCATGGGTCGCACAGCAGGAGCAGCGCGCACAGGCCCAGCAGGCGGCGCAGGAGCAGCAACTTGAAGCCCGGCGAAATGCGATGGACGCGCAGAATCAGGTGCTTATCGAGCGCATGAAGGCGCACTTCGAGCAGCAGACCGAAGGTCTCAAGCAATCGATGGCCGTGCTGATTGCCCAACTCAACAATGCCGCGAAGATCGAGGTCGCCGAAATCGCGGCTCAATCGACGCTCGACGCGGCGCAGGCCAGCGCTGCGAGCGCCGCAACCAACGGAGCCGACTGATATGCCCATTTATACAGTCCGCTGCGCGCGCTGCGAACGCGAGCAGGACGTCTATCGCGTGGTCGATGAACGCGATCGCGATCTGCCCGAGCACTGCGGCGAGCGCATGGCGCGCAAGATCGTCGCCCCCATGGTCGCGCCAGACATTGGCCCCTATCAGGCAGTCGCCGTCGACGTTGCCACCGGCCGCGCACCAGTCATCAACAGCCGCAGCGCGCATCGCGATTTCCTGAAGCGCAACAATTACGTCGAAGTCGGCAACGAGCCCATCGGCCGCAAGGCAGGCGAGGTGCGCGGCGATTTCAACCTGCGTGGCGAGTTGACGGCTGCCACGCGCGAAGTCTTGGGAAAACAGCGATGATCGGCTCATTCTTGCCACGCCTTGTTCCATTGCTCGAGCAGACGCGCATTCAGGCCGCGCAAAAAGCGATGGTTGCCGCCCAGCAGCAGCAGCAGCCACCCGGCGCGGCGCCGGATATGCCGCCGCATCCCGCCGCGCCGATGCCGCCGCAGGCGATGCCCATGATGCCGCAGCATGCGCCATCTGGCTCAATGCCGCCTCTGCCGGCGTCCGGAATACCGCACTGAGATTTGCCGTGAAATTTCCCGCTGTCTAGCATCGTCGGCATGCAAATCAGCGGGGAATTCCTAAATGGACGTCGATAACGGTGGGCAGGCGGTAGAAACGGGCAGTGCGGATGCGTCGCAACCGGCCGAGCTTTCTCTGCGCGATGAGTTGGTGCGCAATTTGGCCGAATTGAAGGGCGATGCGACCGATGACGCGCCGGTCACGACACCGGAGGCCACCGCGACAGGTAAGCCCGAAGGTGATCAGCCCACCGATGCCGGGAAACAGCCCACCTCGACGGAAAACCCGGCGCCCACCGCCCCCGAGCCGAAGACCAAAGCCCCGCAGTCCTGGAGCGCCGCCGACCGCGCGCATTGGGACAAGATCCCCGCCGAAGTTCAAGCCGTGATTGCGCGCCGTGAAGAAGAAGCACACCGCGGCATCACGACGATGGGTCAGGACGCATCGTTCGGCAAGCGAATCAACGAAATTGTCACGCCGTATCTGCCGATTATTCGCGCAGAAGGCGGAACGCCGGAAGGCGCAGTGCGCGATCTGCTTCAGACCGTCTATGTGCTGCGCACGGCGAATCCCGAGCAGAAAACCGCGCTGTTTCGCCAGATCGCGACTCAGTACGGTGTTGATTTATCCGCTGCCGCTCAGGCTGCGCCGCAGGTCAACCCCGAAGTTCAAGCACTCCGTCAGGAGCTTGCGCAGGTCAAGGGCTATCTGCATAACGGCGAGCAGCAGCAACATCAGCAAGTTCAGGAGCAGGCACAGCAACTCATCGATGCGTTCGCTGCGGACCCGAAGAACGAGTTCTACGAGCAGGTAAAGCCCTTCATGGGCCAGTTACTTGTATCTGGACAGGCTTCGACGATACAGGACGCGTACGACAGAGCATGCTGGGCCGCACCTGATGTTCGCTCCACGCTAATGCAGCGGCAGCAAGCCGAGGCAGAGGCGAAGCGAGCAACCGAGGCGAAAGCCAAAGTTGATGCGAAGCGACGCGCTGGAGGATCGATTAGCGGATCGCCTGGGAGCCCTGTGCCCACCGCGACCACCGCGAACCCGAATCTGGACCTGCGCGGTGAACTGCGCGCGGCTTACCGTGCCGCGACTTCTTCGTAACCTCGTCAGGAGCAATGAGCCATGGCTCTGCAAAACCCTTCAAGCACCTTGACGGAAATCGTGACCACGACCCTGCGCAATCGCACGGGCAAGTTGGCCGATAACGTCACCAAGAACAATGCGTTGTTGATGCGTCTGCGCAAGAAAGGCAACGTGAAGACCGTTTCAGGCGGTCGCACCATCGTGCAGGAACTCGAATACGCCGAAAACGGCACGTTCAAGCGCTACAGCGGTTATGAAGCGCTGAACATCTCGCCGTCGGACGTGTTCACCGGCGCTGAGTTCAACTACGCTCAGGCAGCCGTCGCGGTCTCGATTTCGGGCCTCGAAGAACTGCAGAACAGCGGCGAGGAAGCGATCATTGATCTGCTCGAATCGCGCATCAAGAACGCGGAAAAGACGCTGGTCAACAACATCGCGCTCGACTGCTATTCGGACGGCACGGCCGACGGCGGCCGGCAGATCGGCGGCCTCGCGCTGCTGGTCTCGCAGACGCCGACGACCGGTGTAGTGGGCGGCATCGATGCATCGACAACGATTGGCGCTTTCTGGCGCAACACGAAGTTCAGCTCGACCACG